GTCTTTGACTTGTACAGCTCTGATGGAAACATACCCGTAATCAAGGTTTTCCGGCTCAATATAGCTGATCTGCAGGCGATATCCTTGAGTGCTTAACATTTTATCGACTGCATCATATAACGTGACGTATCGGTCGATCTGCCAGCCTGTGACGGTGATCCCCGCCTTTTCTTCCGGTACAAAAAAAAGACCGTCGAATCGGTCTTTGATAAGTTCTCTCAAGATGTCGTTCAAGTCTCCGCTCACCGTCAGGTGGTCCTCTCCCTCCGGCGGTTCTATGATTTTTTGCTTTAACAGTCCTCTCCACGTTGTGCCGCACCACACAATTTCTTGCGTTTTGGTCATCACTTCGAGGCTGTTTAGGATTCCGCCGTATTCTGTTCCCGGTACAAAAATGCGATTTCCGTACCAGTACCATTCTTTTGTCCACTCTTCCTGCGGTAAGCGGATTTCAAAGTCGTCCGTATCTCCAAGATCCATGTCGATCGCAACGCTCTGATCTAAAAATCCCAGCTCTTCTCCGTTTTTTCGGGCAATGATAAATTCCAGTGGGAATAGGTCTGCGTTTCGCACGATCAAGTCTCGTGTCTCTTCTGTTACTCCGCCATTATCCCCAGTCGCGGTAATCATTACCGGGTAAACCGCTTCTTTCGCTTTCGTTGTCGGCGCGTTTAGTTTTCCTTGGTAGCGATCTTTTCCGATTCCCGGTAAATTCTGCGTGCTCCCATTTAGCGTTGCTTCCACCCGCTCCATCTTGGTTCGCTCCTTTCTTCGTAGATCACGAGATCCCAGTCAAATTTACCCGACCATACAACTTTTTGCCGTCCGGGTGGGATCTTTTTAAAAAATTTCTTTCCTTTTTCCCGGTTATGAAACGCGTTGACTTGCTCACCGTTTTTTGATATTTTTGTAACGGTTCTTGTGCGGCTGTCTATCTCCAACCGTTCTCCCTGCTCCAAAACAATATTAACTAAATAGCTTTTATCTCCGATGATGACTTGAGGGTTTACGACCGGCCCATAAATTACAAGTGTAAAATTTGCATCTGTAAAATGAGGGTTTTGGACATGTGTGTTGTTCATGCCATTCGCGTATCGGAACGGGTAACGCCCGGGGTAACGTTTATTATCAGATGACGATGCGCCGTAACTGTAAAACGTATACGGGTTTTCTTTTGTCCATATTGGACGTGGACAATACAATTTCACCTTATTTTGCGAATAATAGACTGCTATATCCGACGTTTTTGTTTCGGACGATGTTACAAACCCATCTATGTAATAATCCCCAAAATAAATTCTTCCCGGTCTCTCTAGTAAAACATCTGTTTCGAACGCATCCTGCATTTCATCCAAAAATGTTTTTCGATCTTCCAACGCTCCTCTAACCGTAAAAGTGATTTCGTACTCCGCCGCGTCTTTCTCAAAACCTTGTACAATTTCTCCTATTTTTCTTTTGCTCGTTTCCGGCGTCCAAGCGTGCTTGTGAAAATTTCCGCTTGTTGCTCTCACTCTTGCATCGTAAAATTTATATTCTTTTCCTTCTGAATTGATATATC